GATATGGACCCTGAGACGGGTGTGCCTGTTCCTTATCGTTTTTGTGGCCCAATGTGTGTGCGCGAGAGGAACAAGGAACGGATGTTGCCCAAGGAAGAGCGCAACAAGTTGCGGTTTGATGGCGCGGACATGGGTGAGATTCGATGAGCTTTCCGTTGAGTCTTCTACACACGTTCAAGAAGCCGATTCCTGTTCGTAAGGGATGGGTCACGGACGGCATCGGCCATATTCCTTTGACCCAAGGATTACTGGCCCTTGTCGATCCTTCGTGGGTTCCTCTGTTGGAGCGATGGAATTGGTGTGCTGTACTCGATGCCCGAAGCGGTGAGCACTACGCTAAGAGATTGTCCAGCAGAAGCGAAGGCCTTCCGAGGAAGCACATACACATGGCTCGTGTGGTATTGGGGATGGGGCTGTACGGGACAGATTTTGTTCCTGACCACATCAATCGGAACAAATTGGATAATCGACGGGAGAACTTACGAGAGTCCACTAATGCTGAGAACTTACGAAATCGCGGAGTCCAGCGAAACAGCACTACGGGGTTCACAGGTGTTTATCTCGACAAGCGATGGAATCGCTACACTGCAAAGATAAAGTTCAATCGCAAGTACGTCCACTTAGGTTGTTTTGCAACTGCCGAAGAAGCTCACGCGCGATACTGTGAAGAGGCTCGTAAGCTATTTGGCGAGTTTTATTGCGCTGCTTAGGAAAGGGATCTGATGAGCCAAAAATACGAACAAATCCTTCGTGAGTCAGTTGAGAAGATCCAGCTCGGCCCGGACGACATTATCATTGTCAAATCCCCCGAGGCCATGTCAACGTTTTTGGAAATGACGCAGAGTGGCATTGGCTTCTCGAAGTATTCCAACCCAATTCTGCTTGTCCCCGGCGGCCTGGAGAAAGCCTCACGGCAAGATCTGCTTGAAGCGCTGTCCGTGGTGGACCAGCATATCGCGGCGCGCGGCGAGCAGACCGATCAGGTCTCGCGGGTCATCACTGATTTGCGCGCACCAGTTTTGAGGAAAGTCCAGTGAAAACTGAGTACTCTGTCCTTCATCCGTTTGTTCCTTGTTCCGCGCTGATTTTTCTCGACAGCAAGCATAAGGCCAGCACTTACTGTATGCGTGAGCGCGGGCACTCGGGAGAACACAACACGGTGAATGGAGAGCCGGCTGCGAAGAAGAAGGTGCAGTGATGGATTCCGTATCCCCCGTCCTTACCGCCGCCGAAATCCCCGCCGAACAAGTAGTCGCTCTCGACCAGCCTGAATATCTGCCGATCATCGTGGCGCGGATAACTCACATGGGCGTGGAAATTCATTTGGGGATGACAGATACAGCAGAAGAAGGTGGAAAGTTGTACGCAGACGCTGCGGCCAAGATGTTCGGAGAGTTTGCTAGGACTAAGAAATAGGAGGTCAAGCATCCCACTTCAATTACAGCACGTTGAGCGCTTTTTCTCTAAGCTGAGTATCCGCGATAGAGATGAGGGGACTTTTATCCCTTTTGTGCTCCGTCAGCAGCAAAAAGAGGTATTCCAACTCGCGGAAGAGCATCTTGCTCGACACCGCCGATTATTCATGATCTTTTTGAAGGGCCGTCGTGTCGGGCTGTCAACTCTTGCAACAGGTATAGGGCAAGCGCATTGTATAGCTCATCCTGGGGCTTTAGCGCGCTGTATCGCACAGAATGCTGAGGTTGCCGCTGCAAATTTTGCCATGGCTTGCAGCTTTCGTGAGGACTGCCGCGACTTATATCCTGGTGCTGTTAAGCCAACTAAGAAGACTCTCATTTGGCCTCATTCTGACGGCCCTAATTCACAGTTTACACACCACACTGCGGCCACGGTTCACGGTCAGCGCGGTCTAACTACGTCTTTTTTGCATCTTACAGAAGCTGGATTTTATCCCTACGAAGGTGTTTTCACCAGTCTGATGAATACGCTTTCCAAAGACCCTAACAACGCGTGCATGATCGAAAGTACGGCTAACGGGATGGAAGGCCCTGGCGAAGCGTATTACCAAGCGTGGGAAGCAGCAGTTGCTGGTGATAATGAGTTCTTGCCTATCTTTCTTCCTTGGTGGGATGACCCAGCTTACGTGATGCCAGAGGAGTTTGCTCAAGACGCCCCACGCGATGAGTACGAGCGTCGCTTAATGAACGACATTAAGCACTGGAAGACGGGAAAGAAAATTCCTCTCGGTAAAGATCGTATCGCTTGGTTTCGTGAAACTCTCTCCACAAAATGTGAAGGAATCCTGGAGAAATTTCGAGCGGAATATCCGTCAGAACCAGAAGAAGCCTTCGTCGCGACTGGCAACCCCGCTTTCACCATCGAGGAAATGCAGTTCGCCAACAATGCCATTGTAAAAATCCCATGGCAGGGTCGATGCGTGCTCACTGCCGATCAGAAGCATGGTCAACTTCAGAAAGGTACGGATGGTCCGCTCGTCGTTTACGAGACTCCGCAAAAAGGCCATCATTATTTTGCGGGGGTAGACTCGGCCCGCGGCGAAGAATCAACCATGGCTCCTGGTGATTATGCGGCTATTGTGGTTTGGAACGCGGAGACTGGTGACCTTGCCGCACGGTATATGTCGCGTGTCTCACCAGAAGAATTAGCTCCTGTTGCGGCCGCGATTGGCTATTACTTCAACGGTGCGATGTTGAATGTCGAGCTCAATAACATCGGCTACGTGACCATGAAGGCTCTTAGAGACACTTACTATTATCCCAATCAGTATCTCTGGAAAGGCCGAGATGATCGGGCTGATCGCTCGAAGCATGGCTCGGCTTACGGATTTGAAACTTCCGACCGTTATCGCAAGATGATGTTTTCGTTGTTCCGTACAGCGTTGCACGAGAAGAGAGTCGTGCCGAAGGACAAAATCTTCGTTGAGCAGATGAAGAAGGCCAAGCTGGAGATGAACTGGCGTTGGACCGTTTCAGTTGGCCACGACGATGTGCTTATGTGCCTCAGTCCAAAGGAGTTAGTAGAAACGCAGGAAGGTTTTAAGCCCATAAGCGAGATTTGTTCGGGTGAATTTGTGCGGACCCATACAGGCGAAATTCATCAGGTCCAGGGAGTTATGTCACGTGAAGTTGATGAGGAGATGGTTCACGTTGGAATGATGGGAAACCCGGAGTCCACACGCACGACGGGCAATCACCCATACTATGTGTGCCGGTATGAGTGGACTCGGCTGAAGGGCACGCGCAAAGTCACCAAGAATCAAGTTGAGATCGCATCGTGGAAAGCCGCTGCGGATTTGCGCCTTGGCGATTCTGTTTTGTTCCCGAAGCGGAAGAAGTTACCATGCACTGACTTGTCTGAGGATCAGTTGTGGATTCTTGGCTGGTATCTAGCCGAAGGGTCGTCTTGTCCGCGCACTCGCAAAGGGAAGATGGGCCGCGGCGTTGCGTTTAGCTTAAGTTCAGCAGAACGAGATGTGGCAAAGCGGTTATGTGAAGTGTTGCTCAAATACGATCCGCCTAGCCGCTCTAACCAAAAGCCTCCGCGTGTTCAAGAGATAGCGGGTAAGAACGCAATTCGAGTAGTGTATTCTTCGCGCTACTGGCATGAGTTCTTTACGAAGTTCGCCGGTGGGTTGCAGCAGGTTCGGAAAATTCACCCCTCCGTATATAACTGCTCTGGACTGCTTCCTCTTGTTGGAGCATTTATGTCGGGCGATGGGTCGCAGCCGAAGGGGCAGCGTAGTTCAGTTCGCGCAAGCAGCACATCTCGCGTACTGATTCATCAGATCAGGCAGATACTGATCGACGAGGGAATCTGGTCTACGATTAGTACGCCAAAGAGCCAGGACATTTGGACTTTATGCGCTTCTGCTGAGTTCATCAAGCGATTTGTCGGCATATCTAAGTTCCACTCCGTTGAGAGGAAGTTTCATAAACGGCACGTTGTTGAGACGGACGATGGCTTCTGGGCGCCAATCAAATCTCTGGAACTGGTCCCTTACTCAGGTCCGGTGTTCAATCTTGACGTGGAGGGCGACCATACCTACCAAGCGCAAGGAGTTGCGGTTCACAACTCAGGCTTCCTCGGCTGGATTGCGTTGGAGCAGAACCACCCTACCGCTTGCCGCCCTATCGCGCCTCGCAACATCATGCTGACCAAAGAAGAAATTGAGTCAGCCGGCTTCTCTCCCGCCCGTGGCCAGATGCCAGAGTGGATGAAGGATCCGACGGTCACGGGCGCCGGGATGTTGATTACGAGCGGGAACGACCACCTCAAAAAGCTGGAGATCTATTCAAAGAAGAAGCAGATGCGAAATCGTTTGGATTGGATATAGGAGATGAGGATGATCGATGATCGAGCAACAAGCCAACAGAATAACCCTAACATTCCCGACGACGGACTCGGCGACGACCTTCGCAGCTTTCTTGCAAAGCCTGTTTCAGATAAGCCAACCCGGAGCCGCAATCTCCTCCCCACCTTTCGAGTCGTCCCCGGAGATCAAGTCAGCGCTGGACCAGCCCCCGACCCAGGGTTCCCTGGAACCAGAACCTTCGCTCCTTCCCGATCAGCCTCAGCGCCTGC